GGGAGAGGGTCAACGCTGCGCCCCTTCCATTCCATCCTCAAGGAGCGGCGCGCAGCGCCGGCGCAGATCGAGCCTCGGGGCCGAAAGTAGAAGCTGGGACCGGAGCACGATCTGCCGCACTCGGTTCTTGCTGATATTGAACGATTGTCCGATGTCTTCGAATGTTTGTGGCGCGTCGCCATTCAATCCGAAATACATCTGCATGATGCGCTGCTCCCGCGGGCGTAGGGTGGCCAGCGCGGCCTCGAGCGCACTAACGGCGTCACCCATGGAGATCGCCCGTTCCGGATCGTAGGCAATTGAGTTGGTCGCGCTACCAACAAGTGCCGGTAGATCCTCTGCGTCGACTTCCCGCGTAACGCGGTTGGTATCCAGCGCCCGTCGTATGAAGGGCGCAGGGAAGAGATCCTCGGGCAGCCTGCATAGCGTCTTCGAGATGGCGAGGATGCAGCTGCGCCATTCTCCGTCCTGGCGCAGCGGCGCGATCTTGAGTTTCAGGTAGTCACTGACGCGGGTATAGGAGACGCCACTGTCGCGTGCGAGTGCCGCTGCAGTCTCACATCCTGCAGCGCGCATCGCCGTCAGCAGCGCATTGTTTTTGATGGTGACGATCACCAGGAGATCGCGGTTCATGCCGCCACCCCCATCGTTACCGCATCTGCCTTGCTGAGCCAGCGACCACCGCGCTCACAGCCGGTGCAGATCAATTCAGCGATATGCGGCCCCTTGCCGGGCGCCACGCGGAACATGGTGCCGTCGCAGGTAAGGCAGGGGCTTCGCGCGATAACTCTTTGGGATTGCGCTTCCGGCACGCCGTCGCGCCACTCTGTACCGTCGCGCAGCCGATAGCTTACCCAATCCTCGCCAGCATCCTCCTGCTCGCCGGCGATGAAGTCCGGGATAAAGAGGTGCGCGACGCAACCAGCCTCTTGGTCGCGCCGGCCAAGCTGATGGTTGTGCCGCGCGCAATGCCAGGCACCGTCATTGGTGGGCGAGGCATGCAGGCAGGAACGGCAATGCCGCTCAGGCATCGCGCCCTCATGACAGGTGGCGTGATGCTCGCAAAAGCGGCATTGCCACCATGCTGGATCGTCACTGATGCGCGCGGGCGGTCGGTTCGCGGCAATGATGCGCTCAGCCTTGGCCATGATGCGCAGCGCCGCCTCGGCGTCGTAATGCAGGCGCTCCTGATAAAGTTCATCGGTGTTCTTGTTGACCGCGAGGTAAAAGGCGCGTTCCAACCCCGCCAGATGCATGTAGGTCTGCATTTGCGCCCAATGCTGCGGCTTGGCTTTAGCGACGCCGTCACGCTTGAGCGAGAGGAAGGATTTCTCGCTATGCGTCTTGAACTCACAGACATGCCAGGTGCGGGGCGCTTCGGGTAAGCCGATCGCCACCGCATCCATGCTGCCGCCGAAATGCCCGCCCGTATCGCGTAGCTGCCATTGGCGCCCGGTGGCCGGATCGAGATCCAGCACAGTGACGCCAATGCGACGGAGATCAGCGACAAAGCGTGCCTCCGCCAGATTGCCAGTATCGAATAGCCGAAGCAGTCGTCCTGCATGCTTCGCGCGCGTGGTCCAGCGAAAGCCGTACCAGATGGCGCGCTCGCATTCGGTGCCGATCAGTGAGGCACCCAGGTGTTCCCGATATCCGTGATCGGCCGCCGCTTCATAAGCAGCATAGATGGCCGATACGGTTGGTGTTGGCGGGGCTGGAAGGCTTACCATGGCAACCCTTCCGATCAAGCGCGCCGCCAGGGGGGCGTGCCGCCGGTGCCCGGGCGCGCAGCAGGCGGGGGCGTTGTCGCAGGGCGGGGCGGCGGCGCTGCTTGGCTAGGCGCAACACTGGTGCTCCCTGCCTTGGCGGCGGAATAGCCAGACACCTTGTTCCGCGCCTCGCGATGCACGCCGTATTTATCGGTACCGGCAGGCTCGACCTTCAACGTCACGAACAGCGGTTTGAAGTGAAGCTGCTCGCTGTCACTGACATGCACCTGGCCCACCGCGTGGCAGATGGCCGACAAGGTGCGCTGCGCGATCTCCACCGTCTGCTCGTTGCGGTTCACCAAGTTCAGCTGATCGAAGATCTTTCGCCGCGCGGAGGGGCCTTCCAGGATCTCGAAGACCAGCTTCAGCAGCTGCCCGTCGCCCGCCTTGGTCGGTGCCATTTCACTCTCGATCAACTGCGCGAGGTATTTGCCGGGCGGCAGCACTTCGAGCGGGACGGCGGGGGCGACCTCGGTCGCGTCAAAAGTACCATTGAGGGATGCCATGGGTCAGCTCCGGGCTTCGGTTGTGGAGGACGGGGCGGCGCCGGGCGGCGTCGTGTAGAAGGGGATGCCGGCGGCCAGATCGGCCCAAGCGAGAGGCAGGGTTTCTTCAAGGCCAAAGCGGTTCTTGGCCAGGAAAGCTGGGCGTTCGATGGTGTGCAGCAGGCGATCGCCACCACCGACACCGCGCACGATTTTCTTGTTAAAGCCGACGTCCGACTTCAGCGTGCTGACGCGATAATTCGCGAATAGCACGCCATCGACATGCTCCTGCACCAGAGCAGATGCGCTGCGATGCAGTTTCGGCTGGTAGCGGTCGTAGGGTTCGGTTTCCGGACTATCAAAGCGCCGGATTTCTGCATGCGCGATCAGCAGAACGCTCATGCCGCATTCATCGCGGAGCGTATTCACCGCATCGAGAAAGGTTCGCCAGGTATCCAGCGCGGCCTGATAGCCCTTGCCATAGCCGAAGGCTTCAATGTCGCGCTGATTGTGCTGCTGCGCCGTGTGCTGCCAGATCAGCGGTTCCAGCCAGTCAAGGCTATCAACCACCAGCGTCTGGAATTCATGCGCCTCGGAATAGAGAGATCCGAGTGCTTCCATGACGGCGTCAAAGTTGCGCAGCAGCCCAAAGGTCGCGGCATCAATGCGCCCAAGGCCGTCCTCGGTTTGCAGAAAGATCGGGTTCGGCGCATCGGCCGCGAGCTTGGTTTTGCCGACGCCGGCAACACCATAGATCAGCAGGCGTGGGGGGCGCGTATCACCGCCACGACGGAGTGATGCGAGGGAGATTGCCATTACGCGGCCTCCTTCTTTGCGCTGCGCGTCTTGGCCTTGATGACGTCGATCTTGAGATCGCCGCCGGCACGGACCACCGCCTCGGCAAATGTCTCGATGGTGGGCTCAAAGGCGGCCACTTCCTTGGCGCGGGCGATGGCATCCCCTTCAAGGGGGATGATCACCTCAATGCGAAGCTGATGGTTCATCACGCAGCCTCCTTCTCTTTGAGGGCGTAGGAGGGCCGTAGCGCCAGATGATCGACGGGCAGGCGTGCGGCCTGCGCGGCGTCTATCTGGCGCAAGTGCGCCAGTTGGTTGCGATTGCTCATTTGTGTCTCGTTAGAATGGGTGATGTCCGGCTGTGGCTTGCATGATGACGGCCGGACGGGCGTCGTCATTTTCAAGGGGATAGGCGTCATGGCAGCACCAGCAGTTCCGCGATCCAGCAGAGCGCGATGAAACCGCCGGCAAAGACAGCGCCGATGGAGAGGTTGCGCAGCAAGTGGCCGAGGCGACGGAGCCGACGCATGGAACGCCGCGTCATGACTTCACCTGCGGTGCGGGCAGGCCGCGACCAATCAATTCCAGCCAGACATGCAGGGGCACGACCACCAACGGTGCGGCACGGTCGCGCCATAGAAACAGAGCGTCATGCGTGCCGAGCCAGCGTTCCAGCGTCTTGAAACCTTCGCCATCGCCGCGGGCTTTGACTTCGGCCACCAGCGGCGGTTCGGCCGCGCCGCGCGCATAGATGTCGATGTCGGCGCCATTGCCGCGATAGTGCGTGGCACCCGATAGCGGGACACGCTCGGCTGCGATGCCGCTTTGCTTGTGGATCTCGACCAGCGCGCGTTCACGCCGGAGGCCCTTATCGCGAGAGGCTTTACCCATGGCGCACCTCACGCGGCCTGCTTATTCGCTTGCATGATGCGACTGAGGCGGCGCAGAAGGCCTCCGCGTCGGATGCAATCGCTGCCGTGATTAATAAGATACTCGCCGGCCTCATCCATCTCCTGCGGGCTCAATTCGCCGGGATCCAATGGAACGAAACCATTGCGACTGGGCACGAAAACTTCGCTGCGTGCGATCTGCTCGACCGTAGTCCGCGCATCGCGCGGGAACATCTCCAATTGGCCTGCGCGAAGTCCCTCGCCATTGGTAGCGTTCTCGCCAAAGCGCTTCAGTTCATCGCGAACGAGCTTGTTGAGCGCGGTGGTCAGGACAATTGTGAAAAGCTCATCGTCCTCACGGATCACGGCGCTTGCGTTACGCGCGATCTCGGTGACGATGGCCGGCACACTGCCGCGATGCTGAATGCTCAGCCGCGCATGCCGGATCAAATGGCGCATGCGGTCACGCGATTTGTTGGTCATTTTCGGTCTCCAGAGCGTTGATCCAAAGCGGCAGACGCTGCGCTGCCTCATGGGCCTCGTTCCGCAAATCGGTGAGAAGGGCACGTGGCGTGCGATTAGCGAGCGAGCCGAAATCGATGTTCAGCGTTGCGATGGCTTGAACGGCTGCTGTCCAGTCGGCCCAATCCGCACCGATCGGTATGACCTTGGCTTGGGTGCTGGTTGCGTCTGAGCGCTTGCGGCGCGGTGGGGGAGCACCAAGGGTCGCCTGGACCGCATCCCGCACGGCGCCGCGCAGGCCGGCCATTGTGGGGGGCTCGCCTTCGGCGCGGGAGCGCGAGAAATAGGCC